TTCGTCGTGCACCGTAACCAGAAACCTGCGCCCGCGAGTCTTGTAGCCAGCGACATTGATGGCCTCCTTAGTTTGGTCTGCAGCGCTACCCTGGATCAAGTAGTTGAGGAGCTTGTAGCTAAACTCCATATGCCTACCTTTAATGATCTTTGAAGGCTCGGAATAGATGAGTCTCCCGCCCCAGGTCTTGACGGGGGAGCCAGCACGGCCTCGGCTGCTTACTGCCGACATCAGCTCCTCGAATCCTGGTAGCGCTGCGAAGTAGTGGGAGCGAATACGCGCAGCGGTCGCTCGGTCAACGCCCAGCAGCTCGCTGAGGCTCTTTACACCTGAGCCGTAGATCAGCGAGAAGCCGGTGATTTTGACCATCTTCCGCCCGATGTCCATGCCAGCGTCCCGCTTAATGATCTCATTGACGACCTCATGGAAGTCGGCTCTAGGGTCATCTCGGTAAATTTCAGCGGCCCGTCCCTCTGCGAAATGTGCAGCAATTCGCATCTCTTGTCCGTTGAAGTCTGAAGCGACGAGCACGTGGCCTTCATCGGGGAGTACATACTGACGTAACATAGGCAACGCTGGCAAGCCCGCCGGTGGGGAGAGCTTGAACTCGGTTGGGACGTTCTGGAAGTTAGGGTCGTTGGAGCTGAGTCGTCCGGTTCTTGTTCCATATTCTTCACCTTTAACCTGATTCCACTGAGGCCTCAGGCGTCCGTCGTGCTTACTGAATTCGATCCACGGACGCATAAATGTACCGAGGATGGTCTTGAAAGCGCTGCGATAAGAGATCAGATTCCGTAGGACTGGATCCTTGATCGCCTGATCCATACTCTGCTTATTCGTGGCCAGCTTCCCCGTCGGAGTGAGGAGGAAGTCAGCCTCGTGGGCCATCCCCGACTTCAGGAGAGCACGAGCTAGCTCCGCACTGGAGTCGGGGTTGCACGGCCCTATGAGTCCCAGGAGCCTATTTGTAGCCTCCACGAACGCTGCTTCATAGCTTGGTAAGTCCGATTGAAGTTTGATTCTGTCAACACGGAGTCCGTCGGCTTCAGATTGCGCAAGTATAGGAGATAAGCATTGTTCCCGTCGGTAGGCAGCGAGCATACCCGTCTTGTTGACGTGATCGAGCAACGCTTCATACAGCTTGCGGGTACGAAACGTGTCCCCGTTGGCATATGTCCCCACCAAATCTCCAGGGGCTTTACATATATCAGCTCCCGGTCGCAGGTTATGAGCTTTGAGCCAAGCATCGAGTGTGTCCTTCTCGTCAGGTGGTATACCTAGTATGCGTTCAGCGCTGGGCTTCAGCGATAGACTCGGCGCGTGGACATCGTACAGGTAATTGAGAAAAAGGGTATCGTGGACTCGCAGCGGGTCATGCGGAAAGGGCAGACCCATATGAACACGAGCAACTTCCGTGTCAAACCTAGAGTAATGGAACAGTAGCTCGTGTCCCCAGATTGCACTGAGGGCGTTGCGCGCTTCTTCAAATGTAGAGTTATTTTCACTCGGATGTCCCCAACCTAAGTAGACTGGTTTCTCAGCCTGTGGATACCAGATGCTTACGCCCACTGGTTTAGGCGGATATTGAGGCCAAGGCGCAATGGCCTCGGTCTCAAAGTCGATTACTACAGGTAAGTCCATATCTTCCTTTCAGGAGTATTAGCCAGGGCCGCGTCCGTAACAGAGCGGGTCCCTGGGTGATACCCCCGTCAGAACTTCCTGGCGGGTTCCGGTTGCCGCTCCGTCGGCTTGTCATACGGAGCGTACATCAATGGCGTAGTCTCACGCCGCTTGTTCAACAGCGCGGGGAGGAGCTGCTCGTCGACCTTGTCCAGGAGCGCGAAGTTCACTTGGAACTGAGTCTTCGCATCCGGCTCGACCGACATCTCCGCGATCACACCTACGGGGGGCAGTTTCAGGACGTTCGCTACCTGCGAGGCGAACGTTGCCCAGTTCTTAACGCTGGTTACGGGCATCTTCGCCATTGCTACCGGCGCTTTGGCGATGTCGGCTAGGTCACTTTGATGAATCATCCCCAACCGGCGCACGTTCTTACACGCCTTCCCCTTACCACCTCCCGGGTCACTGCCCCACTCGTTCTTCGGGCAGGTCTTGCAGTCGACGTTCTGAGGCTCTGCCGACTCGGGATGAGGCTTGAGCTCATCGTCTGTCTCACCGAACGCGTAGCAGATCGGAGGCTGCTGGTTGTTCGGGTCATACTTGTTAGCATAGAGCTGGTTCTCGAAGATGGCGTGGAGAACGACCACGGGCATCTTGTTACCTTTGATCGCAACCCCTGCCACACTGAGGATACCGCTCTTGAAGCTAACCCAGTTGCCGCTCGGCTTCTCAGCCTCTGCGGTAGCTACGGCCAGCTTCGCCAGCTCTGCCTTGTAGTCAATTACGGCAGTCCCTGCTTCAGCCTTCTTTGCTTCGGCCATCATTTGTCTCCAGATACTGATAACGAGTATTTGGTTACTCGACCAACGCCAGGGATTTCTTCGCCAACGTCCCAGCGCTCCTTCACCGCCGTAACGGTGATCCTCTTATGAAGTAGCTCCCAAGCCTCGTGCTCCGCAATGTAGGCCCAGACTTGCGGCCAGTCCATTGCTATCGGCTCGATGGACTCCTTCATCTTTACAACGCCTAGCTTGCCGCCAAGGGCTGTCAACCCTTGCTCCCGATACTTGGCAATGATAGCCTTGTACATATCATCTTCGGCCTCTTTGAGGCTGGCGGCCAACCTATCCGCCGCCAGCCTCTGCGCTCTCGTAGAGATGTACTGGTCCACCATGTCCGGTAAGTGGGACGAGATGGGAAGGTCTATCATAGCAGCCGGATCAGGATCATGTCGTCGCCCAACGTCTGGACGGAGAACTTGCGCGGCTTCTTCTTGAACTTAGGCCGTGGAACGCTAGATGGCTTAATGTCGTTCTCCTTCTCACGTGCCTTCGCCTTCATAGTGCGGCGAAACTTGGCTAGCCGCTCTGGTGTCCAGCTCATTGTGCCTCCGTACATTTGAACTCGTAGATGGCTCGCGGCTCAACTGCCTCGTACCCCACGATGACTTTCTTACAGGTGGCGTCTTTCGTGAGGTCGGCGGTAAGCTGGAAGGATGGTCCGAAGCTGAAATTACGGGCGCCTGGTCCGAACCACGTTGAGTCGTTGGTCTCGTTGCACTTGAGGTGTGCTACTTCCTCTAGCCACTCAATGACCGGCGTCGCCTCCTTGAAGTCCTTGACGTCTATCGTGAGTAGCGCCTTGGCTACGCCCATCCACGTCATGAGGCGCACCTCGCCGCCGAACTTGGCCTGTGCCTCCTCCGCGATACGCACGAAAACTCGTGCCTCGTGGAGGATTTCCTTGTGGCTTAGAACTTGTCTCTCGAAGAGTGCGAGAGCCTCTGATACGAGGTCTGATTTGATGTCGACTAGCTCTCTGATTAGCTCGACCTCTTGATCCCCATCTTGATTTACGTACCCCTGTCCTTCTGCTTCCATATTTGACTCCTGACTAGTACGCCGCTGTTACGCGCGGCCCGTCTACTATGAGTATTATACCCTAACTCACGTGCGCCGTCTAGCGATTTCGGCTGTTAACAAACGAATTAATTTGGAAATCAGATAGATGCGATACCCCATACGCCACCCATCTAAGTACACTCTTTCTTCCTCATCCCTTGTCATTGATCTAGCTTTCCATGAGATTGAGTCATTTTCAGAAACTTCTCACTTAACTTAAACTGTTCCCTGTACTCGTCGGTGTTCATCTCCTTTCTCCACTTTTCGTGGTTCTTGTGAGCCGTAAACTTGTAAGGATGTCCGTTAATCTTGACTAACTTAATTGGTGGCTTAATGAAATGCTGACCATTCTCTGCAAGGAATGAGATCAAGTTTACTTTGTAGGGATCGAGCAAGACTTGTAGTAAAGCATTGGAAGGACATTCTAACTCTGGCATCATATCCAGTTCTTCTTTGATCAAGTCTTTGACTGATGTCTTATATGACTTGGAAGAGTCGATCACCTCGTCCCTCATCTCCGTCCATACATCCATTGTATCATAGCCGGATGCGTCATAGTTAAGCAGGAAGAATCTGAAGTAATTGGTAAGTAAGCCAGGAGCCATAGTTGTTCCCACTTGACGTTCGAACTCAAGTCCCAGCTCTTTATTGTCCGCCCTCCCATAGCCACTAATCACGAACCGTCTATCACCCTCCTGTATCTTACTCTGAAGTCCGTTACAAGTGAATATGTTCAGCGTATGATTTGGCTCGACGTACTTGGCCCCATACTTGTTATCCACTTCGTAGGAGTGGGAAGTGATTAAATTCTTGAGCCACTCTGGGTCCATCTCTTTCTGAAATTCGGCCCATTCTTTACAGGCGAAGCCTCTCCATGTGCCCGAGAATCCAGACTTAAAGTCTACATTAATATCAGTGAATTTCTTGGATAGGGACAGCCCCACAAGGCGGGCTAAGGTTGACTTACCACAACCAGGCTCACCAGTGATTAGGTTGGCATACTTGGGAGTAAGAGATGGATTTTGAGCATGATAGGCCCAGATGGTTAACATCTTAGCCGTGGCGGATGGAGAGGAACGATTGATAGACGCAAGGACTTCGTGTACTATGGATATATCACCTTTGATAGCCTTTGGTACATCGTCTGGATTAAACTTGTTAATCCGCCATTGTGGTGGATCAGCTTTCTCATCGAGGAAGAATGGCTCACTAGTGGAGGGATTCATCATTACACCGCGAGCCTTGCGTATAGTACCTGTTCGCATTACTCTATCTACAGTAAAGGCGATGCGCTTAGGCATCTTTGCCATTATATCATTGACCTCTCCCCATGACGAGAGTTCAAGATTAGCGTGTTTAACTGATACAAGGGCACGAAGCGAACAGTCCCACAACGAACCGGACATCTGCTCTAGTATGTACTGGTCGGATGCTCGCCGTTCAAACTCGAAGTATGGATGGTCGTTATACTGAAGTTTCTCCTGTCGTATCAGCCGACGAAACTCATCTATCCCTGCCTTATGGAGATAGTCATCTGGGCCGTTCTTGCTCCCATCTGGATTCGATGGAGGACGACAAATGAATACAGTATTCTTTCTGTCCTTACGAATGGACATAATGTCTTGCATAAACATGTTCGTCGCGTTGTACAGCCCGCGATCTGCATCCGGATTACCTGTATCCGAATCGAACATGGAATAGATGTCTATAACATTGGGGGCTCGACCAAAACGTATCAGCTCTGGTATAATGGGGGAAGTCTTACCTGATATATGGTAGTTGTACACGCCGGTTATGCTCACAGCGCGAAACCCTGCCGATGCTAGACGCGCAGCGTTTAGCGCACCTTCAACGATTAGCAGATCGTATCTGTTATCTGGGTCCCACCAATCTGTAAGTAGTGGAGGAATATACAGATGGTTAATGGAGTTTCGTGGGACATAGTATTTCTGTAACTTCCTGGGCTTAGTTTCACCTACTCCAGGAGTGGTGTCGATACGACCCATGTCGTACAGGAGTCTAGCTTGCCAGGCGCTCTGTTCTGGGCTAATGGGGTAGACGATTGCGCCGATGGCTCCATTAGCCTTATGTCCTGTTATCCCGAAGCCAATTCCAGGCTTCTTACCAGCCTCCTCCAATGTCATAACTGACGCTCCCATAGCGTCAATTATATCATCGGTTAGACCACGTGGCTCACGATATTCATTGTAAACCTCTAACAGAGGCTTCGCTGGGCCGAAGTTTAGCACTGTTCCGAAGGCCATGGGCTTCCTTGGTAGGTTCGGGTCTGGAGATTTCGACTGAGCATTGCACTCGGTGTCTTATCTCGGTGATCTGAGGGAATCCTGCAGGAAACCTCTCCGACCGCGAACACCTATTCTACTCCTTTTCAGGTGGAAAGTAAAGGACTTTCGACTGTCTCAAGACTTTTCTTCTGTCTAGCCTCAGTTGCCTCCTGTCCATGGACGAAGCCTACAGAGTAGGCGTGGAATAACCGGGAGGCAAGTGCGAGCTGGGTAGCCTTGGGCATCTCGGGGAACAGCTCTCGCATTACCCCCCTGTACGTCTCTACAGTGCGTCGAGGTTTCATCGCAGTGTCGCTTCGTTCAACTCGTACAGCGAGCGCAGCGCCTCCCACAACTTATAATCAGCCTCCTGAGCCGCCTTACGCAGAGCGAGGATTTCCTGAGCCATGAAGCTACGGGACTCAGCGGCCTCGGCGGATGGGAGGGACAGAATCTTATAGCCACCCATCGTGTAGCCATCCTTGTTACCATCGCGATACCACTTATTATCTGACCGGACGGTAGACAGCTCCTTCTCCCACTTGTCATAGGTTTCGGGACGCATCGAATAGACCAAGTCCTCAGCGGTCTCAGCTTTCGCTTGCATCAGGCGCTTATAGGTCAGCGCAGCCGCGAATACATCGACCCACTGCGGGGCCACGGGGAGCATAGACACATCGACTAGAGCCTGGGCAAACGGCTCGTACATCCCCCGGGAGATGTCTTCGAGACACTTCATTCGACGATCATGATAAGTAGCCATTTATGCTTCACCTTTCTTAAACATTTCGGCCCACTCCGTGGAGGTAATACCTGTCATCAGAAACTCCCGCTCGTCAGGGGAGAGGTGGGGGAACACGTTCTGGATCAACGCGCCCTCTTTCCAGCGGTCGAGCTGGGCGGGCGTAATGTCCAGGTCCATCGTATTCTCCTGTCCGGAGAATGGAGAGCGGCGGATCACCTTCATATGTTATAGTCCTCGTTCAGTTCTTCCATAAGTACCAGCTCGGCACGGCCGAGTTCCAGGTTCGCGTCCTGGTAGGACGCACGCTCCGAGAGACCAGCGGGAGCGTTCAGTGCTAGCTTCTCCACCTCACAGCGGAGGATCGCCAGGTTAGCAAGCGTCAGGCGCAGGTTCTTCTGGCGCAACGCGTAGTCTTGTTCGGACATCTTCACTCCTTAAGTGTCCTCCCCGCCCTGGGGCGGGGAGGAAGTGGGTTAGAAGTAGCTGGGGAGCTTGGCGCGGGCGGCGAGCCAAGTCGGGGCTTCGATGGTACGGAGGAGCTTGGAGGGTTCGGCCTTGGTCCCGTGGAGGTAGTCATCGAGGAACACACGCGGGCCGCGAAGACAGACGTGGGACTTCAGCACCTTGACCTCAAAACGGTCGCTGTCCGTAACACCTTCTTGGAGATAGTAAGTGGTCATTTGTTTCCTTTTCTGGTTAAGGGGACTACTAGATAGTCTACCCCTAAACAAGTGCTCCGTCTAGGGGTAGACATACGATTTCAGTCGATAGTTTCAGGCTTCAAGTCTCAGGGTTCTCACGGGTCATCTTATTACAGAGTTCATAGATCAACTTCATCGAATCATCCAGGTCTTTCTTCAGTTTCGCCCGGTGGTTCAGGATATTCACGTACTCAGCGGCATAGGCCTCAGGATAGCACCACACCTCATAGATACAGTCCTCGGGCTTGTGGGCATTATCCACGAACAACGTCCGGCCATATACATCTCCAGACTTCCCACTGATTCGCGTCACCGTTCCATTCCTCACTTCGGGAGTGGCTTCGGTTCCCACGTTCCAGTAAATCTTTGATCCTATATGTATTCCGCGCATTTTCAGTAGTCCTTGGCAGCAGCGATCACCGCCCGAGCGACAGCGCGGGGGCTTTCGCCAGCGTTAAACGCATCGCGGTAGCAGTAGTCAGGGAGGTCTTCAACGCCCATACCGCAGATATTCACGAGGGCGATGTCCACCTTAACCCACCAGTCATTGAACTTCTTGTCCAGCTCTAGGATCTCAGGTCGGATAGTCATTTACGCAGCCTTTACGCAGCGGTGTTGGTGGGTACGTCCAGCGCTCATAACTTGCGAGCAGTTCGGGCACTTAGCACGGACGCGGTGAATACGGCGGTGATTATCACGCGAATCGCTGGAGAGGGGAGCCACCCACACTAACCAGCCCTGTATCATACGCGGTGGGAGGCCATCCTTCGGCCACTTATTTCGTGGAGAGAGATTCATGAACGCCTTCAGATCTGACGATCCAGCGTTCCAGCGACCATCTTTATTTCTGATCATTTAAGCTCCAGCTTTAAGTTGGGGAACATTCCCCGCAGGACGCCCGCTTGAGCAGGCGTCCTACGTGGCCAGCTCCTAGTAGGTGTTCACCTTACCATACATCAGACGCTCCATAACCACCCGGCTCGCATCGACAGCGGCTCTAGCAGCGATTACGTCATGGGCCCAACCCGTTTCGTTGTACACTTCGCGGGGATCCCACGCGCCTACGTCAGGGTTCTCATCTAGAACACGTTGCCAGGCGGCCACGGTAGCAGGCCTCAGTCCGTCAAGCCACACGTTCACCGGCTCGATCACGTCGTCACGACGGCCACGGGGGGAACAGAAGCGCGAGTACAAGGCCATCGCCGTCGCCTTCAAGTCGTCAGGCTTCACTCGCGGCTTCATTGTTACCAGCTTCGCCACCGCCAAGATATAATTCTCAGGGGTAGAAGTGTTCACACGGTTTACCAAATCCTTCATCTTAAGTCCCATCTAGACATCTCCTTAAGTCACGGACGAGGGTCGTCCGATCTAGATAGTCTATCGTATACACGCCTGGAAGTAAAGGACTTTTCACTGATATTCACTGGGCCTTTAGCTGTTAGATGTAGAAATGGCCCCGACGGGGGCCATTTCTTTACTGCGGGTAGTGCTTACTGCGGTTGGGTCTCAGGTGCCGGTTCGGTGCCCTCAGCTGGGATACCGGTGTCCTTCTTCTTGCGCTCAACCTTCGGACGGACGCGCAGAACCTCACGCTCGTACTTGATCGAGCCCTCCACGATCTTAATGTTCATTTGGATCGTGAGGTCCAGCTCGCTCGCTGGGACCAGGAAGCGGCCAGCGTCTCCATTCGGGAGTTGGATCCAGACGCGAGTGTCAGCAAACTCGCGGGCGGGGATGATAACCACTATCGTTTCCTCGACTTGGCCGTTGTACTCGACTGTCGCGGGGACTGTCGGGTGCTCCCGCTTGAGCCAATCCCTCTTGGCGAAGAGCCGAGGCTGGCCGTTGACCTCCAGGTGGTAGTTGAGCTTGGGAGCTTTGGGCTCCTTGGGGACATCGACTTCGTTGTTTTCGGCCACTGTCGCTACGTTTTGCGGAGTATCCGTGACATCCGTGTCGTACTTCGCTTTCTTGCCCATCTTGAATCTCCTTGACTAGTGAACTAGAGCGGCGCTCTAGTGTTAGTATTATAGCCGAAAACACTAGTGCCGTCTACTACTTTCATCTGATTACAGTGAAATCGTTTGAGGAAAAGGTAACGGCGTACGAGCGTTCGCTTCTTGGTCTTGGAGAACGGTCGTTCGGTTTCAGGGTAACGGGTAACGCCTAACAAATTAAAATCAGCCGGGCCGTTACTCCTGAAAAGCCTTTAGAATTAAGGGCTTACAACTGGAAGGTTACGGGTAACGGGTAACGGTTACATTAAAGACAGTTTTACGCGGGTAGGGGGTCGAGCTGGTCAGAACACCCCCATTCAGGGATCGACCCCCCCTAAAATCGCCGAGTAAACAATAGGCCGAGACCGTTACCGTTACCTCTGGAAAGTAAAGACCGTACATCGGATTTCAGGTGCCCCGTGGAGCATCCTCCCCCGTGGACCATGCTCTCAAGGCCTGGCCAACAGTGAAGTACAGTGCCCGTGGAATGGCAGTGGACCACGCCTGGCGCCAGTGGGCCTCAGTGACCCCAGCAGTGAACTTCAGTGCCCGGGTCAGTGAACTTCAATGCGGGTCAATGAATTTCAGTGTCAGCACGACATTATTAATGCCGGTATTCAATGCTAGCATTGAATAGTTCTCGACTTCCACGCTAGGAGGCGTATACTAGACGTTCTAGCTCGCCGAGCTAGATTCTCTAGAGGAAAATAAATGCAGATTACTTTCAAGGACGTACGACTTCTCGCCAACGAGGGTAGCCGAGTCATCCTCGACTTCCCGACGCTCAAGTATAACCAGCTTAACGGCGTCGATAAGCTCAAGATATACGAGCCGGACACGGGCGTCGAGCGTCAGCTTACGGAAGCCGAGGAACACGAGCTATTCGTCGCCCTCGACATCTTTAATACAGCGCTCGTCGGGAAGGCGCTCGCCAAGCTTATCCTCTCCACTTCGGGCGATCACAAGCCCGCCGAGGTCTACTAGCAGGACGGGGCTGCGGCCCCGCCGCCCTCACTGAAATCCAGTGGACCACCGGTGACCGTGGCCGCCAGCAAGTGACCCCACGATGTCAGTGGACCATCCGTGCCCAGTGGAGTTCAGTGGTGGCCACAGTGAAGTTCAGTGCGGGAGTGAGACTGGAAGTGAGCCTGCGGCTGGGTTGGCTGGCCTGCGGCTGTGGCGGCGGGCGAGAAAATCTAGCCCCTTTCGGGGCTAGCCTTTCTAGTTAAGCGTCGCGGCGGTCGGCGCTTCGTCCGGGATAAAGTCTAGAACGATCCGCTCGCCGTTCGGGAGAACCGTAACTATCGAACCGAGGTTTACGAGAACGTCTAGCTCGAAGGGGCCGATCGGGATTCTATAGGTAATATCTATTTTCTTTCTAGCCCGGCTTTCGCCGGGCTAGCCTCTCTAGTTAAACTTCGGAAGCGTCCTTCTTAACTTCGTCCGGGACTACCGGGCTATCGGCGCGCTTACGCGGGATCGGCGGGCGTAGACGCTCTCGCTCGTACCGGATCGAACCGAGAACTTCCTCGATTTCGAGCTTTCCGGAAAGATCGACTCCGGAAGGTACGAGGATTCTACCTACGACTCCGGACGGGAGCTTAACCCAAATCCGATTTTCCGCGAACTCTCTAGCCGCGATAATAACTACGTCGACCTCGACGCCGGAAGGAACTAGAGTAGCCTTTCGGGTAGCTTTATTACCCTTAAGGGGATTCCTCTCGCCGAACTCGCGAGCGACTCCGTTAACCTTCGCGAAGCGAGGGCCGGACTTAGAAACGGGAGCGGGCGTTTTCTTAATAGATCTCTCCTAAGTATCGGGCCTAGGGTTACTAACTAGAGGTATCTAGTTACCTATCCGATATAGAGATTATACGCGCTCTAGAGAATCTAGGTTAACCGTTCGTCGGCTAGTTTTAGAGAATTTTCCCTTTATAATTAAGGGGTTAACCGCTCGTCGGCTCGAAGCGGCGGGGCCACCCCCCGGGCGCAAGGTTTTGGGGTACACCGTAGTATATGCATACATGCGGTTCTCAGGCTACTGTATATGCATACATGCCCATTCTCAGTGGAAGATACCCGGCTCAGGCGATTCATACGATTTCTCTTTACTTACAGGCTGAGATACGCTAAACTATACTCGTACAGCCATCATCTCCAAGGAGATCGCAATGACCACTAAGAACGAAGACACCTACGCTCCAGTCCCCAAGACACAAGTACAAAGCACCAAGGAACAGGAGAAGCAGGCCGATAAAGACAACGAGAAGTACAGCAAATCTGTACCAGCACCAAAAGAGGCTCCCCCAGTCAAGGTCTACCAGCTGGGCGAGGGTGGTGAACCTGAACCACCTAAGGTCTGACCATGGACTTCAGCTCGCTAGTCGCCATAATCGTCACGCTAGTCCTGGTAGGGCTCATCTTCTATCTCCTGTGGTGGGGCGTTGGAGCCATAGGGCTGGAGGAGCCGTTCAATAAGGTGATCCGTGGACTCATCATCCTCCTCACTGTCGTCTACCTAATTGGCGTGCTGACGGGCACTGCCCCAGCACTCAAGTGGAGAAGCTAAATGACCTGGGCTCAAGCAGCTACAGCAGCGCAAGGAATCGGCGGACAACTTCAGAGGCCGCAGCAGGCCCAGCAAGCACCCTCCCTGGCCAATCGTTACGCGAGTGCGCAATCAGCTATGCGCCCACCGCAACAAGGCAGTCAAGGCAGTTTTAACTCCCCATTCCAGGCCATGCCGCAGATGGCCTCCCGCACGCCACAACCTGACCCAAGGTTCTCCCAGGGCAACTCTATGCAGCGAGCTCAAGCGATGGGCGGGCAGGCACAGGCTATGGCCCAGAAAAATGCCTTCAACTCAGGCATGGCGCAAAAGCAGGCCATGGGCGGAATGCAGTCGGGCATGAGTCCAGGGGCCTCGGCACAGATCGGTAGTATGAATTCAGCTCAGGGTCAACTGCAGAATGCTATGCAGAGAGGCCCGCAGGGTGCTCCCCAACCAGGTGCCGGTGGTATGTTTACCCCAGGCAACGTTGGCCAATCAGGGCAGAATGCCTATGCGTCCCAACAAGGACAGATGGCCAGTGGAGCATCCCCGTATGGTACCATTGGCGCCTCTGGTGGACCTCCGGGACAGACTTCCATGGGTGGTATGCAGGGGGCTCAAGCAGCTCGGCAGCAAATTCAGAACCCTCAGGCCATGGCCGGTGCCCTCCGTGGAGGTGGAGGAATGGGTACAGCGGGGCCGCAAGTACAGAGGTACTAATGCCCAACCCGAATAATCAAGACGCAGGACAGCCATCCTCCCCACTACAGGTTGAGCTGTGGCTCAATGCGCAGGCTCAGAGCCAGGCGTACTCAGAGCAGACTGATTTTGCCTTTGACCTAGTACAGCCAGTAGATGGCGTGTACGAGTTGGGCAAGGGATCGCAGGCCAGAGGCACTTTCTTCACCAACGGACTCCCTCCCAATGCCGGAAACCAGCCCTAGCAGCCAAGTAGCTGCCCTCAACACTGAGGTCGATGAAGGGCCGATTACACCAGGCATCTACGAGGTTGAGGACAACCTAGCGGAACTGGCCAAGGCTCCCCGTCTGCCGGCCTACACTAAGACCAGGAACGTCAGGCTACAGTTTCAGCATGCATTTGAGCTCATCGGTGGAATCCCCCGACTGGCTCATTGGGCTCACGCTAATCCGGACAAGTTTTACCAGCTGTACTCGAAGTTGATCCCCGCGCAGGTAACTGGTCTGGATGGCGGTGCGATCAAGGTCGAGCTCAGTTGGCTTAATACACGAGACACATCGGGCAAGTCGCCCTCGCAAGTTATCGACGTGGAGCCTAGCAATGGCTGACGACACAGAAGAGTATATGCAGATGAACAAGGCGTACAAGGGTCGTATTGTAGACACCTTGCGCAACCCGCTTAAGAGCGACAAGGACTCAGTCACAGTAGTGAAGAAGTCTCCCGCACCGCCCCCATCAGCCTCTCCCGGCGAACCCACTGCTCCCAAGAAGAAACAGGCATATCCTGGAGACTCTATCAAGTCCTCACTTGCTGATGCATTTGACAAATGGGGTGGGCTGGAGTAAGTCATGCCAGTTATGGACTATGTACCAGACTTGCTTCGTAGGAAGTTTGATCAGTACACATCACTAAGTCAGCAACCTGAGGAAGGGTGGGGTGACTCACTAACGCAGGGCATTCTCGGGCTGGCCCCCGGCGTGGGTCAAGCAATGGCAGGCAGGGACATTGCGAGGGCGTGGAATGAAGGTGACGTTTCAGGACTGGCCGAGGGCGTTGCTGGCCTCATCCCAGGTACTAGACTTGTTAAGGCTCTGCGTAAGCCAGCAAATGAGTTGATTGCTGGGGCGAGAGGGGCCATGAACGTACCTGGCAAGCGCGCTACAATGGATGCAGCCGAGCAGAGGCTCAAGCGAGCAAGCGGTCCTGAAGACAGTCCTGACTCAGTCTGGAAAGAAATGGGTATGTATCAGGATACTCCCACTAATTCGAAGCCATACAGTGGTATGAACTACAAGAGTCAGCACATGAAGTGGGAAATTGATGACTCAAAGGCCGTTGTGAAGGCCGATTTTGGCAAGAAGAAGACATGGTCTGGTAACTTGGAAGATGCAATCGACCATCCTGAGTTTTTCCAGGCATATCCTGAGATGCGGAAGTACAAAGTCAAGTTGCATAACTCAGATGTGAAACCTGAAGGCGTGTTTAAGTCCAAATTGAACAAGGCTACGGGTGATTACGAGCAGGAAATCGGTGTGAGGAACCCCAAGGATAGCATTCGGTCAACTTTGCTCCATGAAATGCAACATGCGATACAGCATTCGGAAGGGTTTGATCCAGGATCAGACTACAAGCCAATTGCCGACAAATTAAGGGCTCAGATGAAGGGTGCTGGGGAGAAGGCCATTGAGGAAGAGGCCATGAAGCTCTACAAGAGGAATAAAGGTGAAACTGAGGCTCGCACTGTAGAGGCACGTAAGGACTGGACTCCAGAACAGCGTGCTGCGGCTCGTCCGAACACCCGTGCTGGTGCTATGGACCTTGATCCAGCAGAGCAGACCAACTTCTACCCATATCTTGGCGCTTAATGTCAAAGATACAGCTCAAATATGAGCCCCGTGGAGCCTTCCTCCCCTTCCACAACAGAAAAGCCCGCTTCTCTGATCTGGTATGTCATCGACGGGCGGGGAAGACAGTGGCAGCTGTTAATGACCTCATCATTGGTGCCCTTGAGTGCCAACTTAAGCGACCGCAACTTGCTTACATTGCTCCCACTTACCAAATGGCAAAGAGAATTGCTTGGGAGTATACCAAAGAATACGCAGCGCCCCTTATCGAACAAACCCACGAATCAGAACTTCGAGTCACCCTGAAGAATGAAGCCAAGATATACCTACTTGGATCCGAGAATGCTGATGCTCTTCGGGGCATCTATTTGGACGGTGCAATACTTGATGAGTTCCCCCTTATGCGGCCGACTATGGTGTCGCAGGTCATTATGCCCTGCTTGTCGGATCGACAGGGCTGGTTGGTCAAGATGGGCACTCCCCGTGGCAAGAATCACTTCTATGATTCATACAACCGATCAAAGGCAGACCCAAAAGCTTACACATTGATGCTGAAAGCCAGCGAGTCCGGGATCATTCCCAAGGACGAGTTGGCTCTGATTCGTTCGATGATGGATGAATCAGATTACCAGCAAGAGTATGAATGCAGCTTCGACGCTGCGCTGAAGGGAGCGATCTATGGCGCAGAAATGGAGTTGGCCGAAAAGGAGGGCAGAGTTAGCGAGTTTGCACAGGACCCCAACCTTCCTGTCGATGTCATTACTGATCTTGGATACACAGACGATACTGTACTTATCTTCTTTCAGAGAGGACCGTCTGGAATCCTTATTAATGAAGTCTACTCCAACAACGAGCAAGAGTGGGACGTGTATTTGGACGAAATGGAATCTCGTGACGTACGTGACGTGTATCTCCCGCACGACGCCAAGGCTAAGAACCTTCAAACTGGCCGAAGCATTGTCGAACAAACTTTCAGAAGAGGGTATCATCCCAAACTTGTACCGGACCATAAATTGCGAGATGGGATCAGTTCGGCACGGAAATTACTCCCATTCGTTTATTGGAATCAACCTCTCTGTTCTAGTGCCATCGAGGCGATGAAGTCCTACCGCAGGGAATGGGATGAGAAGTTGGCTTGCTACCGGGATCGGCCAGTACATGACTGGTCTTCCCACATTGCAGATGCTTTCAGGTATTTGGGCGTTGTCTTTACGAATTTACAACCCGTGAAGTCCAACCTCATTCTCCCCGAACATCTTAGAGGTGAGAAGGGCGCGACATATGCGTTCAACCTTGAAGATTTGTTCACCAATCGGAACACCAATCCGATGCTAAGGGACAATGATGGCTACTGAATCCTACACCAAGATAGAAAGTCTGAAGGAAGATGAGGGTAAGACAGGCGGCAAGTATCTGCGCTGGATCGGCGAGATTGCCGCTGCAGAGAAGGAGCTGACCAAGTTCCACCGTGTAGGTCGGAAGATCACCCAGCAATTCCGGTCAGCTGAGTCGGACATCTCAGGTATTGACACTAGCATGGAACGGAAGTACAATCTGTTCCCCGCCAACGTCAACATCCTCCAGACTTCCCTGATCAACCAGACTCCCGCCGTGTCCGTGGATCGCATGTTCTGCGATTCGAACGATGATATAGGCCGGGTTGCGTGTCAGATCATGGAACGGGCGATCACCTCCCACAATGGACGCAATTTCCATATGTCGGAGCTTCTCTCCAACGTAGTGCAGGACATGTTGGTACCCGGCATTGGTATAAGCTGGCACACCTACTACGCTGAGATCGAGAACAAGAAGGAGACTGTGGATGCGGGTGGGACAGAGTCATACAACCCGACGGCGGGGCTGAACCTAGACGGTGAGGCGCAGGAGAAGCCAGAGAAACAGACTCTAGCTGAGAGCCTTGAGTATGGGGAGGTGGTCTCTGAGTGTATCGTGGATGAGTACGTGTATTGGGAGGACTTGCTGTGGTCTCCCGCACGTTGCTACGACGAGGTGAGGTGGATCGCTCGCAAGACGTACCTCAGCCGGGATCAGCTAGTAAAGCGGTGGGGCAAGAAGGGCAAGGACATACCGCTCGATTTCAAACCCAAGAAGGATGACAACTCCGTCCAGTCCAAGAACATGATCATGCAGCAAGCGGTGATCTATGAAATCTGGGATAAGACCAAGGAAGTGGTCATATGGGTTAGCAAGGGTTACGACAAGATAATTGAAGAGAAAGAGGACTTCCTTGAACTCGATGACTTCTTCCCATGCCCAGTCCCGCTCGTATCGACTGTGTCAAATGGCCAATATATACCTGTCCCCGACTTCCACTATGCTAAGGATCAGTATCGGGAACTCAATGAGATTAATACCCGCATCTCGCTACTTGTCCGAGCTTGCCGACTTGTGGGCGTCTATGACAAGGCTAGCCCACAGATCGCGAATGTCCTCTCGAACGCAGCCGAGAACCAACTGGTCCCTGTGGATCAGTGGGCAGCGTTCGCTGAGAGGGGAGGCATCAAAGGGGCAGTTGACTGGGTTCCGCTGGATCAGGTCGTACAGACCATCGACCAACTCACCCGTAACCGTGAAGACATCAAGAATCAGATTTACGAAGTCACGGGAATGTCGGACATCATCCGTGGTCAGACAAAGGCAAGCGAAACGCTAGGTGCACAGAAGATCAAGACACAGTATGCATCAATGCGTATTCAACAGCGGCAGAAGAACGTAGTCCAGTACGCATCAAGTGTATTCGACATTCAAGCGCAGATTATGCGCAAGCATTTCGACATACAGGAGATTGCTAAGCTCGCTCAGATAGAGGCTATGGGTGAGGATCAGGAGCTAGTACAGCAGGCGCTACAGCTGATTAAGCAGCCTGACTTCCTCCTCCGCTGCTGCGTAGAGTCAGATTCCCTTAGCGACATTGATTTCCAGGCCGAGAAGCAGGATCGGATGGAGTACATGTCCACTATCACTAATTACTTCAAAGAGGTGCTCCCCACCATGCAGGGCGACCCTATCATGGGCCCGTTCCTCATGCGACTCCTACAGTTCTCCCTCGCTGGATTCAAGACTGGTAAGAAGTTTGAAGGTGAGATGGACAAGACCTTTAAGCAGCTTGAGGAACAGCTGGCCAATCCTCCCGAGCCGCAACCTACTCCTGAAGAGCAGAAGGTCGAGGGTGAACTCAAGCTCATGGAGAAAGAGGGAGAACAACGTGCTGCTGAAGGACAACAGAAGCTACAGATGCAAGAGAAGGAAGGTCAACAGAAGCTCCGATTCAAGGAGCAAGAAGGCCAAGTTAAGCTCCGTCAAGTCATACAGAAGGGGCAGGTGGATCGCGAACTGGGGCAGCAGAAAGTGGCTGGACAGGTGGAACAGGCTGGCATCCAGTCGCAGCTGAAGCGGCAAGAATTCGGTCAAGAGATGCAACACTCGGCTCAGCGGCATGAGATGGATATGCACTTAGCAGAGATGTTCCCAACTGGAGGCAAGGGTCATGACAAGGCGTAGGTTCATCTGGGACAGGGAGCTGGATACCTTAGTTGAGGTGACCCCCGACTACGAACAACCAGGGAGGGACGATGCCCGTAACCACCTTACATCTGACGCTATCTATGATGGTCTTCGGACTACTGACGGTCATGATATTTCTACTCGGACCAAGCATCGGGAATACATGCGTCAGAACGGCCTCACCACAGCAGACGACTTCACTGATACATGGAAGCACGCTCGTCAGCGCCGGGATGATTACTACACGGGTAAGCGTGGGACGGTAACCAAGGACGATATTGGTCGAGCGATACATCAATTAGAGACTAAGGGCAGAAAATAATCCTTTACTTTCAGACTGAAAAGAGAGATAATATCGTATGGCTGACCTAGACGCAGAAGTCCTTGACGAGCCGGTAGAAACACCGGAACCAAGTCTTCGTGAATCCCTTGAAGCGGCGATTGACGAGGTTGATCCCAATTTAGAAGGTGCCTCTAAGGAGACACCTGATAAGCCTTCCACTGAGCAGCAGGTCCCTGTCCCTGCGGCGCCCGAGAAACCAGCTGCGGACCCAGCCTCCAAGGAGGTCAGCGTTCCCAGTCAGGAATTGAAGGCTCCTGCTCAGTGGAAACCGGCTGTACGTGAGAAGTGGAACCAGCTCCCCCGCGAGGTACAGGAAGAGGTGCTTCGGCGGGAAGGTGACTCGATGCGCCTTATCGGCAGCGTCGGTCCCAAGCTCCGCATGGCGGACGAGCTACAGAGTCATATCGCCCCATTTTCGCAGGCACTCCAGACTAATGGAGTCTCCCCATCAGCATTTGTACATGACGTATTCGCCTCCATTCGATCTCTCGCACACGGCGATGATCGGCTGAAGGCCGAGACTGTAGCTAACATAGTACAGGCCTACGGTGTGGATGTGCGCGCGTTAGACCAAGTTCTAACGGGACGCATACAAGCGCCACCGGAGGTGCTAGAGGCACGGATGGCTACAGCCCGTGCTAATGCAGTGATTCGCCAGCAGTCCGCTGGAGTAGAGTATCAAACCCAATTAGAGGCTGAGAAGTCGGTAGTTGGGTTCGCAGCTGATCCCAAGCATGAGTTTCTTGACGATGTACGGAACCAGATGGCAGACCTGATTGAGCTCGGTCACGCGAAAACGCTTGAAGACGCTTATCAGTCAGCCGTGTGGTCTAATCCGGCCACTCGTCAAATCCTCCTGACGAGAGAGGCTCAAAGCCGCGCGGCTATGAAGAATAACCGTGCGAACGCCGCACGCAGAGCATCTTCCAGTGTCCGTGGTGCGCCCGGTGTCCCCGGGGCCGCACATGTCGGAGCCGCTGGCGGAGGCTCGTTGCGTGAGACGCTTGAAGCAGCCTTTGACGATGCCCAACCTCTCTAGGAGACAACAATGTCTTTCCCGAATGTAACTGATATCGTCGCCACGACGATTCAGAATCGGTCGAAAGCCATTGCTGACAACGTCACGTTCAACAACGCTCTCTCGGCACGTCTGAGCCAGCGGGGTAACGTGAAGACGTTCAGCGGTGGTAACACGATCATGCGTGAACTCAGCTTCGCGCAAAACGGCAACGGTGGGTGGTACAGCGGTTACGACCTCCTGCCGGTAGCAGCGCAAGACGTCATCAGCGCGGCAGAGTTCTCCATCAAGCAGCTCGCCTGCCCCATCATTATGTCCGGTCTGGAGCAACTCCAGAATGCGGGACGGGAGCAGATGATCGACCTGCTCGAAGGCCGCATCACTGTGGCCGAGTCCACGATGGCTAACCTGCTCGCTGGTGGCATCTACGCTGACGGTACGGGCGCGGGTGGTAAAGAGCTCACGGGCCTGAACGCTGCCGTGCCGCTCAACAACGTCGCCGGCACGTATGGTGGCATCGACCGCGCTGCGTGGGTCTTCTGGCAGTCGAAGCTGACCAAGCAGTCCGACCTCTCCACACCTGCTCCGTTCTCCCCCTCCAACTTCGGGGAAGTCCTGAACTCGTCGTGGGCCAAACTGGTTCGTGGCTCTGATCGTCCCGATCTGATCGTGCTGGACAACGTGCTGTGGAAGATTTACCTGGCTTCGCTCCAAGCTCAGCAACGCTTTACGCAAGCTGAGACCGGCAAGCTGGGCTTCCCGTCCATCAAGTACATGGATGCGGACGTTGTTCTGGACGGCGGTATCGGTGGCTTCTGCCCAGCGTCGACTGGCTTCATGCTCAACACGAAGTACATCTTCCTCATGCCGCACTCGGCACGGAACATGGTCCCGTTGAGCCCGAATCGCCGGTATGCGATCAACCAGGATGCGGAAGTTCAAATCCTGGCCTGGGCGGGCAACCTCGCTATGTCTGGCTCGCAATTCCAAGGCCGGATCGCGAACATCGCGTAAGGAGGCCACGATGTCAGCATATCCAGCTGGTGGGCCGGCTGTAGCAGCGCCGGTTCCACTGTATCCGGTGTACGAACAAGGGGCAAATCCGCCTAAAATTGTGGGCAGTATGCCGGCCACGTTCGATCCGTTCAGTGGACCTCTGGGTTCACCGTTCGATGCGATGGAGTACCCTAAGCTGACGTATACGCCTGGGTACGCAACCCGAGTCCTGAAGACAGATGACCACAGCACGGGTGGGCTGTCGACGGGCATCGGCTTCGCCTTGAACGACAGCGGAGATGCCGTAACAGGAGCAATCGGCATCGCTAGTCCGCTGTACGACCGTACCAAACCTGCGTCTGTCAACGGTTTCACTGACGACTACCAACCTGGGCTTAACTACAACCAAACGGTATTGCCTCCGACGGCCCCTGTTACGGCTCTCGTGGCAGCTCCGGATGCCAGATTTCTCGTCATTGGCGGTGGGAAGATGGTTATGACTAAGCCAGTTGGGGCTAGCCCAACGGACTACTCGCTGGCAAGAGCTGATCCTCTGCCCTACGTCGCTCAACCGCTCCTCGCAATGGGGAACGGTGCTTCACGCGATGCAGGTGCGGCTAATCCGCGTACAGGCTTCGGTATGAAGGTTGTCACGGCAGCCGGCGCAATAGCTCAAGGTGTGGCCATCGAGGCGGGTTGGATCAACCGTACCACGTGGTCGGGATCAGGTCTTTCCCTCCCAGCCGGTGCGAATGCGTTCGGCTCGGCAACCGCCGCATCACCTGCGGTAACGTAATGCGCAAGACATCGCTCCTTCTGCTCCTGACGCTAACTGGTTGCCAGACTACCAGCTATCAGGATTACGCTAACGCCATGGCTCGTGTAGCTGAGGCGAATGCGTCAATCGCGCGGGAGCAGTCGGCGGCGATGATGGAGCTTGCGAAGTTTGGCAGCGACCCGACCACAAGGACGGTCGCTGTCATCATGCTGGCGCTCGGTGCGCAGAACGGACAGAAGAATGTCCAAATTGCACCGCCTCAAAACGAAGCTCTTGAATGGGCTCGCGTCCTTGTCCCCAGTCTTTCGACTCTTGCTATGGGTTACTTTGGTTATCGCCTTGGTGTTACTCAGTCGAATAACGCTGCTGACGTTAGCATCGCAGGTTATGGGGCAATGAACGGCATCGCCGACGCAGGTTTTAATGCGGTGACGGCATTCAAGCTCCCTCCCCTCGATCTGTCAACCATCCGTCCGAACACTACCACTAACACTACCACGACGACTAACACCAATGTCGAGGTTGTTAATGATAGTGGTCAAGTTGTAGTAGGTGGTAATGGTAGTATGCCTGCAATCGTACCTCCTGTGGTGGTAGTCCCACCAGTGGTACCCAATCCCTGAGGAAACATGGAACAACCGACAGCCCCTACCGATTGGTCTCAAGTTAAAGATTTTCAGATGGAGACTGATGGCCGGTACGCCATGGATTCTAAGCTCCATGTGCATTTCTACCTGCGCCCTATGATCATGGAGACGGCCTCAAATGAGGCGAATCGCCCCATCTTCTCCGATGTTGAGCACGTCCGTATCATGGTGCCAGGAGACAAACTCTCCATCGTGGATCGCCCCGCATCATCTGACGACAAGGCTCGGTTCCCTGACCACTACGCCAAGTTCAAGGCCGGCGAGGGCAGTCAGATCGTCGGTACCAGGCTCGACGCCGTGCCCTTCATCACTCGCTCCATGGTCGAAGAGTTCAAGTTCTTCGGCATCCACACGGTGGAACAGCTGGCCTCCACCGGTGACGAGGTAGGGCAGAAGTTCCAGGGATTCCAGAGCTACAAGCAGAAGGCTCAGAAGTTCCTGGACGCTGCGAACGGTACAGATGCACGAGTCGCAGAGCTGGAGAGAAAGATCGCAGAGTTGACGGCTAACCAGTCTGCCGCGAAGTCGCCCAAGCAGTAACAGCTGTACCGGCTCGACATAGTGTCTGCCGGTGTCCGTAGTAATCAGGACTACGTATGCCAGCTCCTAAAGGTGCTACTCTTATTGAGATAGTTAATACAGTCGCACGCTCGGTTGGCCATCCTAAGGCAACTACCGTCGCGACATCTCAAGATGAGGCGATTCAGCGGCTACAGTACTACACTAACCTAGCTGGTCAGCAGTTAATGACCATGTCTAATTGGCAGAAGCTGTCTAAGACGGCTGTGATAGACATTGTAGCCGATACTCCTGCTCAGACAGAGAAGGCATTCGATCTTCCGCCTGACTTTAAGGTCATGACGGACGATACGCATTGGAACCGCTCGACTCAGCTTCCTGCCGTTGGCCCCGTCAATGCTCAGGATTGGCAGTGGCTCGTCGTGCGTAACACGCAGATCACGACGCGTTTCATGTGGCGTATCCGCGACGGCCAGTTGTGGGTGAAGTCGCCCCCACCGCCGGGCAGTCCTCAACCTCTCAGCTTCGAGTACACGTCCAAGTACTGGGCCGTAGGTGTGGATGAGGCCACAGCTACCGAAGTTGGCCAAGAGACGATGGAGAAGGATACAGACTTCCACATCTACAGTCCCCAACTCATGATTCTGTTCACACGGGTCAAGTGGATGGAGAATGAGGGCTACGATGCCACAGCTGCGGTAGCCGACTTCATGAAGGCCTTCAACTACGAGGCTGGTACAGACAAGGGAGCTACGGCTCTGAGCCTCGTACCAGGTGTGGGCTACCCGTACATCAATGCTATCCGTAACATCCCAGATACCGGCTATGGCTCTGCGTACTAACGCCATTCGTAAGCCTCAACAGAAACAGGTGCGGCTACCGTCACCTGTAGGTGGGCTTAACTTTATCAATTCGACGATGGACTTCCCAGACCAGGATGCCTACGTTCTTGATAATGTACTGCCCCGAGCCTATGGGTGTGAGATCAGAAAGGGCTGGAGGCATTGGATTCCACTAGCCAATAAGCTCACTGGTGCAGTTAATACGATCATGACGTATCAGGGAAGTGTTCGGTCACAATCACGCATATTCGCATCCCCCACAGGGGCGGCGGGGAGTGTAAGCAACATATACGATGTTACAACACAAGGTGTGGCCCCAGTATTGTCCAAGGCTCCAAGTACTGTATCGGACGTACCTGGTGAGTGGTACTACACCAACTTTGTATCCCAGGGTGGTAACTTCCTGCTAACAGTTAGCTCAGGAGCTGGGTACTACACGTACCAAACTGGTCGTACCCCCACTGAATGGGTTGAGGTACTCAATGTGGTGGGGCCGCCACCAACCCTACCCACCCTGCCCGCAGCTAACACGATCTACTGGCCGGTTGGGTACTCCATCGCATCAACCAAGAATATCGCCTTCATTTGGATGTGGAAGAACAGAGTCTGGTTCTTGATGAAGAACTCATCTGTGGCGTTCTACTTGCCCGTGGGGCAGATGGTGGGGGAGGCCCATGCATTTGACTTTGGTCAGCAACTTAATCAAGGTGGCTCCTTACTCTGGGCTTCTAATTGGACATACGATTCCGGTGAAGGCATAGATGATGGGTTAGTTTTGGCCTCTACTGAGGGCCAGATAATCGTCTATCAAGGCACCGATCCAGACAATGCAGCGACGTTTCAACTCAAGGGCAGGTGGTATGCAGGACGGTTCCCCTATGGACGACGTAATTTCTGCGATCATGGTGGTAACATAGTATTTCTGTGCGAGTACGGGGTGGTTGATATATCCGACCTTGTATCAGGGCGTCTACACACAACTACCCTATCCGGCTCAATGGGATATAAGTTCAATCCCCGCTTGTCCAGACAGATTTCGGACTCAATTGACAAACAATATTGGTTCTTGCATCCCTATGCTACGGAGGAGATGCTTGTAGTAGGTACTCCATTGCTAGATATGCTGGGGAACCGACAAACTGTAGCCATGAACTCCGTTACGAGTGCCTGGTGTACTGTGTCAGGTATGGATTTCCGCTGTGCTGACGTGTTCTATGGGCAGTTTATCTATGGTACAGCTGACGGCATGGTTAACCAAGCATTCTTTGGAAATGAGGATGGAGTGCCTGCGGATGGATTGAAGCACGGAGACATAGTCACAGCACGTATACAAGGTGCGTTCTTTGACTATGGGGAACCCAACCTGAATAAAAGGATGCTCCGAGTAAAGTTGTACGGACGGTCTCAGTCTGACCCATCATTCTTCGCCCGTTACCTGCCCGAGTACCACCTTGAGGAGCCCATCAGCGCCCCCACTCCTAACAAAGATGATAAGGCACTGTGGGCGGGCGCTCCACCCAACACAGCCGATGCTGTTTGGGACTTCTCTAAGTGGGGAGAGGCTGATGGATCGTTCCATAAGTGGTTTGGAGTGTCCGGCTTCGGCAAGAAGCTCTCTTTACAGATAGCCATACGCGGGTCAGGGCAAATAGCCTACACTGACCACGAGGCCCTGTTCGAAATAGGCATTGGCTTATGAACGACATCGTGAAGGCCCACCGTGCCCAAGTCCTCCAGTTCCAGGACATCGTTGCGGCCATGCCGCAAGAGACAGACCGCCCACTGGATCACTACTTTGCGCATCGCGTCTACGTGCGCAGTCTCACCACTCCCGCCGGTACAGTGTCTATCGGGAAGCTGCACAAGTACTCGCAGGTTAACGCCCTGCTTAAGGGGAGAGTGTCTATCAAGACGCCGGAAGGTGTCATAGAGCGGACTGCCCCATGCATCTGGGTGTCTCCGGCAGGTACGAAGAACATATCGTACTTCCATGAGGATACGATCTGGATTAGCGCGCACGGTACAGATGAGACGGACATGGATAAGCTGGAAGAGGAGCAGATTTGCTCCTCATACGAGGAATTTGACAAGCTGGAGGTACTATGACCTGGGCTATGGCAGCTGGAGCAGCGGTGAGTCTCGTCGGGGGTATTATGGGTAGCAAGTCCAAGGAGAAGGCAGCTAAGCAAGCCGCTGAGGACGCCAAGAAGATGCGGGAAGCGGATATTCAGGAGGAGAATCGCAGGTATGGCGAGACTCTGAGGGACAACCGAGCTAATCAGAAGACAGCCTATGGTGACTTGACCTGGAGTACTGGGCCAGATGGGCGACCAGTACAAACTGTATCTATGAACCCAGAGGATGAGAAGAGACTGGGCTCTATCCGTCAGAACGAGCAGCATCAAATGGACAGGGCTAACGCTGGGTACAACGTCGACTGGGCCGGAGCGGGCTATGGTGACCTGGCTAAGTGGGCTGGTATTAATGGCCCCTCTGCCGGCGGCGCTGCTATTAACGGCCCGCCGCAGGAGGGTATGGCCCCACCGGGAACGCCCCAACAGGCCAGCCGTATGCCTGTACCGGCAGGTGGTCCACAGCTAGGTCAGCAGGTATCTGAGCAGCAAGCTGGTGGTATGGCTCCGCCCACGCCTGAAGAGCTTGAGG